CAAACGGCTCACTGAATGTTATTGTTACTGCGTTATCCGATAAGTGCTGGACATCAGCCTCTACCTCATAGCCATCTTCATCTATAATAGTGACAGCAGGCTTCTTAATCAAACTATGGGTTACATTCCATACATCGGCGGGGGTGGCTTGAGTATGTACATAACTCAAATCACCACCTCCCTTGAGTCCAGCAATGTCAATAGTATTCTTAACGGGTTGATTTACAACAGTTGCCTTGTTGTATCCCGTCTGTTTTACGGTGATGCTCGTAGAAGCTCCGCTCTTTATTTCAATGTTGTTACTCACTTACGTCCTCGTTTACTTGAAACACTCCATACATCCAAGTCACAATAGTTGAACCTTGGACGGACTGTAAATCGTAAACGTAGATACCCCCCTCTATAGTAGCCATAATAGAGGCTGGAGAGGTAATTGTAAGTACACCATTTGCATCGCTAACAAAACCGAAGTCGTTATCATTATCATCGTCAGAATCTCCACTTAGTACAGCTGTTGCTGAGGTGTCTGATTCACGAACCTGCATTACCCAATCGTATCCGGTTGATAGGTCTATTACAGCTCCGTCTTCATCCTTAAATGTAAGTTCTAATGTGAATGTATCTCCCTTGCGACAGGTGATGTCTACTCTTGATGCTATGTCTAAGTTTACGCTGGTTGCCATATTGCAAATTTACTAAATCATTGATTACCAAAAGGCTGTTCCTGGGTGAGCTCACCTCTATCTCCCTTACGTTGAGAGATAAGCTTAGACTGTTCTACAGCTTGCTTCTTGAGTCGTTCATCCTTACGATCTTCCTTCATTACTTCAGCGGAATTCTTGACACGGCTTTCAATCTGTTGTTCTGCAATACCGTATTCTCCCTTCAGTTTTTCTATCTCCATACGCATCTGATGCTCTAGCTGAGCAAGTTGCGCTTTCATTTCAAATTCCATTTGCTTCTTCTGCATCTCTAGCTGCATAAGCGCCTGTTCTTTTTGAACTTCTGCCTGCATACTAGCCTGAGCAGCCTGTGCGTTCGCTTGTGCTTGCGCCTGAATATTTGCTTGCTGCATCGCCTGCATCTGAGCCATACGCTTCTTACGACGAATGATCAGCAATCTTTCTGCTTGATCTACGTCCTTAATGTTTCGTATAGCCATAGCATCTTCAAGGTCAATCTCTTTTTGAGAAAGTGCGATCTGAATGTTCTGCTCTAAGTATTGACGATCACTATCGCTGAGGTCACTAAGAACACGTACACCAAAGTTGTACATTGGTAGGTCCTTGAAGCTGTTCAACACTTGCATATTGGTCTTTCCAATAGCTTTCTCGTAAACACCGTATAGTACAGACTTACTAGGTAGGATCTGTAGACATTTAACGATGTCCTCACACACTCTACGGTAGTAGATCATAGCTGAGTTAGTGATGTCGTACAAAGCGTTGTTAGAAGCGCTTACAGCCATCTGGTTCACACCAACGAGAGCTTCGCCCTTAGGCGTAGTACCGTCAACTACCTCGTTAATACCCGTAGCATCACGAATCATACGTAAGTAGTGGTTGTACAACGAGATAAGCTCATTGATGTTTCGGATGCTGTTGTTGATCTCACGGATAGGAGGGTTTTGGAACCCGCCTTCTGGATTCTTACTGCGATAGTACATCACACCAGTTTGCTCGTAGATGTCCTGGATCTCCAATGGTGATAATTCACCTCCACGTCCAAGGTCTACGTTCTCTAGTCCCTCGATATCAATAAGGATACCATCAGGTTTAGCCTTAGCTACAGCTTGTTGCAGCTTAAGGTGTGTCAGCTGTAATTGATCAGCAAAGCCAATAACACTAGATACCAACGACTTAGGTATCATCTGGCGGATGTTTGTAGCAACAACGCTGTATGACAAGCGTGCACGTGTTAAATCGTGGATATTCTTAGGAACGTTGTTACACTGCTTGTAGTTGTATATGTGATCAGTACCTATGATGTATGCACCACCATATACGGTAGCATTATTCATATTAACTATCTCACGGTCATATACAGAGTTTTTAGGAAGCTCAAACTTCTCGCCTTTAAAGTAGAATCCCGTGTTTCCAAAGCGTGACATCTTCTTCTCATACACCATAGAATCTACAGACATAAACTCAAAGTCTAAGACTTGAATGCTGTACTCATCATATGGCATCTCCTGAACGTTTACTGTATCGCCTAGCTGTCTGCGTGTAAACGCATTTGGGTCGTTACCGTATTTGTTCATAACGCTCTGAGCCATATTCTGGTATTCCTTCTCGGTAAACTGTGTACCAGCAATACGCTTTAGCTCTGCGATAGACATTGTTTTGATGTGACCTGCATATACAAGATCAGAGAATGTAGGATCTTCAGTAAAGCTGTGTATAAACAACTTAGGGTCTACGTACTCTTGATTGATGCCGTAGTTTGGATCGTTGGTTCTCTTTGATACTGCGATACCACAGCTAACTAAATCCTCAACTACACGTCTGTAAACACGTTCGTCAAAGTTGTTCCAGCTTAAGGTCATCTGCGTACCTAGCTGAGCAGCGATCTCTGCATCAGTCTTTACGTTTGTCTCCAAGAAGATTTCAGCTTCTTCTGGCGTTTCTGGTAGTTTATCTGGGTCGATATCTACCTCTAAACCTGCTTGTTTAGCTTCCTGGAACTTTTCTTTATTCTCAATGCGTGATGCAATCTTTCTCTTCTTTAGATCTTTTTCGCTTTGTGATAACGGGTCCACAGCTTCAACTTGCGGGTAGCGATAAGATGAGATGATCTTGTTCACAACGATCTTTGCGAACTTAGGGATAATAGGTACTGGAGTCCAGTCTAATGACATAAGTGTTCCGTCACCATTGTCTGGATCTAAGCTGTTAAGGATCTGCTTGTAGATTGATGTATCTTGAGTACCAGCAGCGTAAGCACGAGCACGCTCAAACTCTTTGTAGCGCTTTCCGTATACGCTATTCTGATTGTCTAGACCTCCCCATTGAGCAAGCATAGCCTTCGCATACTGCAACCCGTAATTAGGGTCTAGTTTTGAAGATACGTCTGCTAGCGGGTTGGGAAAGCCGCCTTTCATATTTTTATTCATCTTTTCGCTGAATCGTTATCAAACGCAAAGATAGTAATTATTAACGTATGATTGGTTTTAACTTCCTGAAGAACTGTTTGTTAGAGAAGTCTGATTTCTTTTTCTCTTTAACTGTACGTTGAGCTGCGAGCAATGCCAAGCCTGAAGAGATTGTAAGGTCATATGCGGTACGGTTATCTATCTTGAAGTTAATCCAGTCTTCTAGCGTGCGCTCAAAGTACATACGTCCGTAGTCTCCAGCTTCGTTCAGTCCTATGTGTTCGTGGATGTATGCCTCGATAGACTGTGCGTGAGCCTGAATAACATCTTGAGAGTTAGATGGTATACCTTTTGTCTTTACAGCTACTCTGGCTGTAGACTTTAGATGCTCCGGTCTATCCATAAGATAGCCGTCGTATCCCCTGTTCTCAAAGTACCTAGCAATACCGTACTTGTTGTTCTCTATTAATATCTCATAACCATAGTATACAGCTGCCATAAGTACATCTTCATAAAATATACGAGCTAGCGGTGGGCGGCTAGCGTACTCCAGCACAAACATATTTGACGGATGTTCCATACTGAACTTATTGTATAGGTGGTACGCACCTTTAGACCCACGTCCATCAACAGTAGCATCAAGGTCATAGCTATCGACACCGCCACAACCAAGCTGTTTGTTTCCAGGTACTCTCTTTCCGTTCTCGGTAAGTATCTTGTTTCTTAGCTCAGAAGGCGGTAGCCAAGCAACTCTAAACCTACCGTCAGCATCAGGTCTAAATATAACTTCAGTATCTTGTTTACCGTCTTTCCATATAAAGTTTCCTCTGACTACGGGGTGCGGGTACAGCTCTTGATTGTGTTCTATCTGCTCGTAGATCTTACCGATGTTAAACAAGCTTGTTTTAGTAGAGTCACGGAATGCTTCTTCAGCTGTAAATGGAAACTGACGGATTACCTCATTGAGTTCATTGCTGTTGTTTGACAACGCCTTGCGCTCGTTCTTAAGATATGTGCGTGCACCTATAGTAATCACCTCATCGTCAATGCCCATTACAGGTTCTTCTGGATCGTCAATAACTGGGTTACCGTATCTATCAAAGAATCCTTCTAGCGCTTCATACGCTGGTACAAAGATGCGGTATAGCATACTCTTCGTTCTGCCGTTGGCGTTACGCTCTCTTGGGTCTGACATATCCCATAGGTCACGGTAGTTTCTACCGCCTTTATCTAGTGGGTTTACTGTAGATCCAATTATAGCCTTACCAACAAATCTCTTACCAACCATCAAACAGGTACGTTGAATACGCCATACCTCAAGGATATCCTCTGGTCGCTCAAACTTTCCTGCCTCGTCAATGAATATTGCTTTTAGCTTCTCACCATCGTATGCGTTGGATGTGGTGTTTCTCCAGTTGATAATAGTATTTAGAGCCTCACCTTTACCTCCTGTCTTGTTGTTCTTGGTGATACGCTTACTTGGCTCACGGAAAGCAAGCTCAGCACGAGGGTTGGTAGTACCATCCTGGATAGGCTTAAAGAAGAATGGGTAGTGTCTGTACATACCTACAACCTTCTTCATAAAGATGTTTTCCTGTGCGTCCTTACCAGTCTTAGACATTATACCTACAGTTGCATCGTATGTAGATGTACCGATATCATCAATCACTGATGACGCTACGTTAGTGTATCCTGAACGGCGACACTTTGTGTATATCTGTCCTGCACATCTGGGGTCTACAAAGCAAGCCTCCAAGTGATACATAATATCTCTTTGAAACTGAAGATAGTAACCATAGAAGCTAGCATCTATCTTGCTCCATTGCAGCATCATATAATGCTTACCAGTGATGTAGGTAGGCTCTCCATTGTTATAGAACCACAGTCCGTTATTCCGGCGGTAGAACTCACGCTCGATGTACGGCTCGTATTTCTTCTTGAACTCCTTTGGCATATCGTACCATTCATCCATTGAACGTATACGTGATATCTCTATAGGTAGCTCCTCACGGACCCAGCGTTGTTCCTCTTTTGGTTTGTCTGAATATAAGATGTCTTTAGGAACAGCAGGCAGCTGAATGTATAGATCGCCTATCTCAATGATCTCCCCTTCAGTACCTTGAGGACAGATATTTACTACCTCCTCTTCGTATCCATCTATTTTCTTTAATCCAGCCATTTATTTTTTATTTTGTAACTTTACATTAAATTAACATTAGATATGAAGAAGTTTTTCCTATTCTTGTTAGCTACGTTACTATTAACATCCTGTGCTTCAACCTACTCTGTTTCTCAGAATTGTGTGAAGCCAAACTGTGATATTGCAGCTGTACACCATCATATGTACTAACGCTTAGCGTATCTTTCAGAGAACCCGCTAGAGAAGTCTTTAGCCTCCTCAATACCTCCAGTATCTTTGAGCTCTTTAATCATTGTCTCAAGCTTTTGGTATTCCGTAATAAGTTCCTTAGCATCGAGTGCAGACTCCTTAATACTCTTAAGCTCAGCACGTCGACCAGACCCGCTTTGCTCTGTATCAATCGGTCTTTTAATTTCCTCGGTGATGTTGCGTATAGCTTCAGCCATTGCTTCCAACAGCTCTTCACCAGCTCTTACGCTGCTAAACTGTTTCTTACGTCCCATTAGAATCCTGTTGCGTAGATATGATCAATATGCGTACGGTATACCTCTTGTCCATCTACCTCCATACGGTAGTCTGCGTTCTTCATAATCATCACCTTGTCGCCAGCGTTTAATCCTAGCTCCTTTACTACAGGTGAGTCATAGATTACATATCCAAACTGATTGTACTCAGGCTTCTTAAGCTCTGTGATGATACCGCTTTCGGTAACCTCTTCGTCTGGTTGTTCCTCTGGTCTTAATAAGATCCATTCAGACAGTAGCTGTACCTCACCAGTCTCTTTAGACTTGTAGGCATAAGCTTGTGTTCCCTGGCTATTGTTGGGATTGTAACGTACAAAGTAGATGTCATCCATAACCTTCTGACGATTTCCGTTCCCTGCTATCATTACGTGGTGATGGAAGTACAATGTATCACCAACCTTTACTCCGGTGTCATACTTCTCAGGGACAGCTACTACTTCAGCCTCCATCTTACGGTTCTCAAATTCATTCCACTTTGGATCAAGGTATAGCGTGGTATCGCCCAGCTTCACCTCATCGTTAAAGGCTTTAGGAAGCTTAACGAAGAAATCATAGATTGCTTTCATATGTATTGAATTAAAATTCGCAGTCGTACTCTATCAGTACAGGCATATCTTCCACAGACTTCCACAGCATTACTCCATCATTGGAATGCTTAATGTAGATCAAGTATCTTGATCGCCCGTACTTGTGCATATGCTTTTCGTCTAAGATAATAGTATCAACGATACTATCGCCAGCTTTTTGACCTATGTAATAAGCCATAGCTTTGAGGGGGTTTACCCCGATAATAATTTTACGTATCATTTTAATTTAAGTATAAAAAAGTGGAGTTAGTTTACATCTCCATCTCTTTGTGATAAGTTAATCCAATAATCAATGCTTGAGGTATCTTTCTTTTTTTCTTCTTCTACCTCCGCACGATAAATCTCAACAACATATGATAGTAAGTCGTCAAGCTCGTCTTCGTCTTCAACGTCAACCATAGATAGCAAGCTCATATTCACCATAGGCTCATTATCCTCAACGGTAGCTGAATCAGGATCGATAAAGCCTACAGCTATAGACCCTATGAACTCATTCTCTAGCTCATACTTCTTTACAGTGTCTTTGATGGCTAGGATAAGATCTTGGATCTCTAGCAAGCAATCTTTAATGGTTTCTTTCATATTATAGTATGTTTCCGGTTTCCTTGGCGACAAATTTAAACTGGCTTGCAGCAGATAATGCTACACTACCAGTTGTACTTGAGATTTGTATTCTTAATCTCTCACCATCTCCCAACATAAACATACCCCAGAAAGAATCTACTTGTGAACCTGTGTCAGACTTATATCTAGTTACAGCTTTAACATTGATCCAAGCAGAGCCATTCCACTTCTGAAGTGTGTATGTAATATTTGAGTTTTGCCCACTGACCTCAACCGTAGCTGACATATCTATAAACACAGGGAAATCAGCACCTGATATGTTTTCAATGTACTCTCTATCAACACTATCTAACTGAAACTTAGCTGGTGAGTTACCAAAATGGAAACTCGTAGAGTCAACCGTATTACTAGGCGTTGTGAACACAACGATATCAGAGGCACCCGCTCCAAGAGACTGCGCTGACTCCGTTGTAGCTACAAATGTTTCCTCAAATACTCCAGATCCACCAAAGGCATCCGAGCTAAGGTCTCTAGTAACTACATTGTTGCTACTATCAATCAGCAATACTGTAAGTTCATTTGCAGATGTTGCCGGAGCTGTAGAAAAGCTTAGCCCGCTCACCTGTACAGCATCTGTAGACACAGATAGCGCTGAGGTATTACCCCCACCATCTTCCACAGACTTCAGTGTAGCTGTTAGTCCACCCTCTACGTGTAGTAAATTCCCGTATTTATCTTTGATCTTCTGACCTGCTAATGTAGCCATACCGTTTTAATTAGTTAACTTTGCACAAAGATACTAATTTAATTTTACAGCTATGCCAAAGGGTAGGGTATCAAAGAAAAAGATGTTCAGGGACTTCTCCTACATTGACGACAAATGGATCAAGGACAACTATTTAAAGCTGTGGCATCCCACAATGAGAGATATGTCTACCAACTATGACGTGAATGAATCACAGATGAGGTTTATGCTGTTTGTATACGACCTGGAGTTCTGGACCAGAGACTGGATAGCTGATCAGTATGGGAATAAGAAGTGGGGCTTGAGCAAGACCATCATCTACCCGCTTCTCAATAAGGGGTATCTGTACAAGCACTTCAATAGATACGCACCAAATAATGAAAAGGATGACCACCTGTTCCGTGAGGAGCTTGGTGAGAACTACCGTATACGCTACGCACTATCCCAGAAGGGTAGAAACTTTGTAGCTAGGTTCTATAATAAGATGCAGGGACAGATAAAGATCAATGCCCCTTCCTCACACGGAACTTAGCCTCTAGGCTAGCACCCTTGTGTGGAACAAACTCTCCCTTGTGTGGCATAAGATAGTATCGCCCCTTCTCAGTCATCCAATGATAACCGGAAGGAGCCTTAACCATCTCGTGTGTTTTAGCTTTCTTAGCTTTCATTACTTCTTCTTAGCACGTAACATCTTAAAGTCGCTGCCTGAGATCTTACCATCTTTATTGGCATCAAGCTTCACCTGACCACCCTTTAGGTATTTCTCCATCTTGCCACCCATAGACATATACTTCTCAGCAATCTTAGCAGCCTGCTCTGGAGTAGCTCCCTCTTTAATTGCGATGCGGTACTCACGATCAGCAATCTTACGCTTAGCTAAGTATGCTTTCTCTCCCTTCATCTCTGCTAGACGTGTTTGAGCTACATCAGCCATCTTAGTGAGCTCTTTCTCACGCTCTTCCTTAGACATCTTCTTAGCCTTCACAGGACCACCGTCCTGGTACATCTTGTACTTACCTCCAGCTCCGTACTTCTTTAGTTTCATCTATTGTTTCTTTTTACAATTCTTAGACATCTGACAGTTGCATATACCATCCTCACCACAAGCGAAGGGCGGTGGCACCTCAAAGGTCAACCCCATCGCCCTTACAGATGTAGCATATAAGCATATGATTCCCAATAAGATAAGTAGTCCTGTCATAGATGCAAAGATAGTAAAGATATCATAGCTGTAGCACAGCTAATAAACACACTAAAAGTTTTAGGCTTGCCTAAACTAGACGATCATAAGAGTTTTAGGCTTGCCTAAACCTCCTGTATCCCCCATAAATACTGACTTGACTTTCTCAAAAATAAGCTGTAACTTTGCTTAGTGAAGCGAAGCATTCTAAGTTCCGAGCATCAGATCCTCAGACATCAACCTTCACATTCACTCTAGGGGTGGCGCTCACCGCCGCACCCACCCCACCGTTACTCAGACAACCAAAGTAACGCTGAATACAGCTGTACTATATCCCTTCTTTTAGCTGTACAGCTCCCCAGAATGCCCCTCCCTTTTTCCCTCCATACACACAGCAAAACAGTTTCAGGCATACTACACCTCCATAATGGACCAGAAAGGTCCTTAAAGGGCTCCTAATTCACCTCTATACAGCTACTATTGTACCCGATCTTTTTTGAGTTGAGTTATATATGAGTGGGGGATTATATGTATATAAGAATCAACAAAGTGCGCAACCGAAGTGGATATCCTGACCCCACCCCCTCCATATGTATCTAATTGATTTCTAGGATTTTAGCTTTTTGTACTTCAAGCAATGATGCTGATACTGATGCTTAACTGCTTGATTTGCAGGTGGTTTTGGGTTTGGTAAGTGAAGGGTAAGAACAATCCCCTCCCCCACATTTCCCTACTCTAACCCACTGATTCTCACTGCCCTTAGGCTGATTTACAGCCCTGAATTAGCAACCCTAGGTACACTGCTAGGCAGATTCTATGACCTGAGGCTACCCTTTTGATGGGTCTCAATCGAGACAAAGTGATAGGTGTTGTGAAAAAAGTTGTGAATAAACTTGACTCGTATGTATTCAGCGCCGTACTATTGCACTCATCAAACAATAACTAATTAAAACGAAAGTCTTATGAAGCTTTACAAGAAAGGAATCTCGCTGAGTGTTGAAGAGTTGAATGCCTTACAGCACATTCTTAATTCAGGCATACACAATGCGTTGATGGATGGGTGCAACACTGAAAGGTTCAATCTTCTTCAGGGCATTAGCAATAGGTTGAGCGAAGCAAAGGTAAACGGCTAGTTGCACTGATGAGCCCTGATAGGGCGAAACCCCTTCGGGGGTCTGTAACTTAAATAAAATGCTTTATGACTATCAAAGAAAAAGACTTCAGACCATCTGCTCAGGTAAGACCTGAGATTGTAGAATTGGCTGACCGCTTACTAGGTTTAGGTGGTGTGCGTGATGATGAATCGTTCTCCTACGTTCGTGTGGGTCTCATCTACCGCAATCAGGGGTGGCGTGAATGCTTGTTGACTCATCGAGTGACTCAGCAAAACTACCTGAAGTGTCGTGATGAGAATAAGCCGTACAATGATACGTACGCTACGTACCAAATGCCGAACGGCAAGGTCTACAAAGTAGCTGTTGACATCGGTAGAGAATGCGCTATCTACGAGACACTACGTATCACTACGTTTGACCTCGATGAGCACATCGGTATACCTTACAATACTTTGTACCCTGAGCTACTTGAAAACGTTGGTAAATACTTGATTATTACTGATGATTTAGGTACGCTGAGCGACCACCAAAACTACGATGGCTCACCCATTAAGATTGATAGCGTATCACCTGATGGTTACTACTTGTGTGGTGGATATGTAGTCGATGCAGGTGAATGTGAAATAGTCGACTGAGCGACTTTAAATAGGCTTTAGGCTCAGAGCGTGACCACTTCGGTGGTCGGTAGTATAAACTTAATTTAATGCCTTATGAAAAACGTATCTAAACTCATCCACGTAGCACCGCATCCGACTTTATCAGGTAAGGTGACCTACGATTCAATTGACTTCCTTAGAAGCCTTGTATCAGCCTTTAATGGTCGTCACGAATACCTGAATACCGACAAATCAATCGAGCAGTTGGTGAATGAGTACACTGCCTACCTGAATGATGAGTGTGACTTAGATGGTGTGCCGTTCGGTAAACCAACATTTGAAGAGCGCTTTGCAAATGCTCAGTACGAGCTAGAAAATCAAGGTCGCCTAGACTACGATGACATCTCAATGGTAGCTGTAAAAATCAGCTCATCTAACCTGAGTGATGAAGGTAAAGTAAACGCCATTGAAGGTCTACTGAAGGTACAGCAGTTTTGGTCACGTAGATGTGATGAATCAGGTGAAGGATTTGATGATGGTTGGTTGATGGCTGATGATATCTACCTGAAGTACGAGAAGGATGTGGATGGCTACCTGATTGAGTGGGCTACTCTAGATGGCTACGAGTATGATGATATCGAGGAGCTAAAAGAGTACTACCACGATAACGAAAGCTACTACTACACTGAATGGGATTTCAGTTACGAGCTGATGAACGAAACCTTCTACCTTGAGCTGGGTACGGGTGATGTGGTTTCTTGGGATGAATACCTTGATTCTCACGAAGTAAAATAGCTGTTGCGCTGATGATGGGTGAGCACACCCGAAACTGCCTGAGGGCAGTCCGTAACTAACTTGACCGAAGAGCTCAATGTGATAACCGAGCACCACTGCTTTATGATTACTACTGATTTACAAGCTGTAAGCACACTACCACTACACACACGTAAGGAGACCATCACCGGGCTTGGATTTGACATC